CCTGAACCCTTCCGCCACTAGCATTTGCATCGTTATCGGCGGCAGTGGCAGGAGCGAGGGGACGCCATACCTTTGCTGCTCAATCCATTTTTGTTTGACTGTCATCGTGACCTACTTTGTGGGTGATTGCGACCTGAATAAGAGGTAACACCCGGCCCGCTTGAGCTGGCGCTTTAATCCCGTCGCACTTCCTATCGACCCTAATTAACGCCGCTTCCAGCGCACGAAGATTAACTACAGGTTCACCTTCGTGCATCGTGTGCAGGCAGTAGCGTGTCACGAACCTGCGAGCCGAGCGCAGCGGTATCCCCATCAAGTGCGCGACGTCTCGGACGGTCATAGAGCACAGCCCCAATACTGCGGATTCCTCTCTCGCACACCTAAATAGCCAGCCACTAGGTGGTGCTCGCATAGGAGCATTTGTCGGTAGCTCTCTTTGTCAGCTTTGAGGGTGTATAGGTGCCGCGGAACTGCTACACCGGTTAAACAAACCACCCAGTAAGGGTTATCAGCGAACATCGTTACCCCGATCGTCTGACTCTTCGAGGATCGAGATCAAGACCTTGCGAGCCAGCGTGGAATGACACAGCCGGCAGTTGCGTAGCTCAAGCGCCATCGGCCCGCGGGTCATTTGGTACCCCACGAAGTCCAGAACCTGCCAGATGTCCTCGAGCTCGCGCATCGCGTTGTGGTCTTGAATGGTGCACATTCTATTCCTCGTCAACATTGTTAGACGTTAGAGTTAGCCAAGCCAGTCTAGCCACTGCCGAAACCTGCCCGTTGCCAGTGGCTCTAACGCGGTCCAGCCGATTGGCCAGCCCATCATCCACTCCCGAAAGGATATCGCTCGACGGCCAAATAACCGCTTGAGTCGACCGTGCGCTGGCCACTTCTGCATGCTGGCTGAATGTTCGTTTGATACCGTTGTCGGTGTCGGCAGCAATCCATATTCGTTTTCTAACGTGCGGAGCACCAACGTCGGCAGCGGATAGCACACCCCAGCGCGCATCATACCCCAGGGCGGCAAGGTTTTGCAGGACGGTGACAAGCCCGCGACTGCGAAGCAGAGGGGAGTTTTCGATAAAGACGTGCGGCGGTTTGATTTCGCCGATGATTCTGGCAAATTCAAACCACAATCCAGACCGCTCGCCGTCGAGTCCCTTGCCTTTTCCTGCTGAGCTAATATCCTGGCATGGGAATCCTCCGCTAATGACGTCGACGTGTCCTCGCCATGGCTTTCCGTCGAATGTTCGAACGTCGTCCCAGATAGGAAACCTTGGGAGACATCCGTCGAGCTGCCTTGCGAGTAAGACCCGCCGACAGTAGGGATTAATCTCGACAGCGCATACGGTGCGCCAACCGAGCAAGGTCCCGCCCAAGATACCGCCTCCAGCTCCTCCAAAAAGTGCCAACTCACGCATGTGCCTCCTGTTCTTAGCGTGCCCTTCGTTGCATTCGCTGTCAAGTATAATTAACAGACTCAGCTAGACATGAGTCTAACAATGTGATAGTATTACACATGATCTTAAAATCTGTTGATCCTGGTCTTCGAACGTGTGGCGTAGCACTTTGGCGCGATGGTGTTCTGACCCGCGCCGATTTGGTTCTGGGGTCTCCGAAAGCCCTGGGCTTCGATGCCTGGTATCCGATGGCCCTCGCGGTAGGGAAGCACCGCTCCGACGAGCTAGCTATTGAGCTCCCACAGGTCTACACGCGAGGGCTCAGCAAAGGCGACCCTAACGATCTGATTCAGCTCGCGGTTATCGTTGGGATGATAGCGGATAGTCACCCCATGGTGTCTATCTATCTGCCACGACAGTGGAAAGGACAGACCCCTAAAGATGTTATGACCCGACGAATCAAAGGAAAGTTGACAGACGAGGAGCTCGCCTGTATTGTGTTACCGACGCAGCGAAGCTTACAACACAATGTATGGGACGCGATTGGTATTGGACTACACCATCTCGAACGCCTTTAACCTTTTGCTGTGTGTCCCACCGTACGCTACTAAATAAAAGTGTACGAAAGCAACTTTTCGTCTTGACAATTCTACCTCCGCGAATATATCTTCAAGACATGGGCGGTACGGAGGAGAAGAAGATGAACCTTTCAAGCGAACGGTCACAGCAAGCTGCTTCCGGGATACAGCGGTTCAGCCTCAACCCGGGGAACCTAATAATTACAGAGTTTTCAAAGTTCGGTGGCGTGAAATATGAGCGCTCCGACTCAGCCGAGCCTACCAAGGTCATCGACAATCAATCGCTTTATGAGATCAGCAACCGAATTATCAGCGACTGTCATTATATTATGGAGACCTCGACCGCGAAAACTCCAATCGGTTGGTACGCTACCGACGAGGGTTTGATTGCCGCGATCGAACGAATCGCGGGGAAACAAGAGGAGGCCGCCCTCTTGAACAAGATAGCGGAAAAACAAGGTTCCGAGCGCCGTGTTATTATCAAACTTTACCCCGTAGCGTTTCCGGTCACTGAGGAAATCACCCAACGTATCCTCGAGTATACTATTGAGTGGCTGCTGTACGTTAAAAGCGGACTCCTCGCGGGTAGTCAGCGAGATATGGGGCGCGGCATCGATTTGCTCCTGAACATGCACCAATACGCGCGCGGTATCTACGCGTCGGAGTTGCGGGAGGCGGTAGTCATCGCTCGCAAGCTCAAGACTGACTTGGGCAAGGCCATCCGATCGGGAGAGAGCCCAGAACGGGCACACCTCAAACTAGCGGACGTCGGCAGTTACGCCGCAATCGTGGAACTATTCACGTCGGCGCTTGAGCCGAAGAAGGTCCACTAAATGACGTTCGAAGAAGCTGAGCAGATTATCGCTCAAAAAGATCCAAAAATGTTGCAGATTTTGCGGACTGCTGTGGAGTCCAACGTAGCCAAGGTCTCGTCGAGCAGCATGAAAGAGCTTCAAAGAAAAGATCAGCAAATCCTAATTGTCGAAACGTTAGAACACGCGCTAGACGGGAAACCCCTAGAGGGAAACGCTGGCCCCGCGTTGCGATCATTGTGGGAGACGTTTGCTGCCAAAGACACACCAAAGATCAGACCGAGCCAAGTACACGCCCAGGTAGAGGTTAACACTCGCCTACTCGAGGTGCTGGGCGAGGCTTTTAGCGCTATCAAGAAAAATCTCGAGAAGGTTGAACAACAGATAAAGGAGTTGAAGGATGGGTAAGCGGGCTACTTTTAGCGAACTAGGCGCCAAACTGGGCGCCACCGTCGACGAGAAGCGCCGACAATACGGTCCAGCTGCAGCACGTACCGGGGAGATCCTGGCTGTGCTCTATCCGCAAGGCGTACCAGTTCACGCGTATGCGGACGCTCTTCTAATTGTTAGAACGCTAGATAAGATTTGTCGACTAGCACAACGGGGAGAAGACGGAAGGGATTTGGGGGGTGAAAGCCCGTGGGTTGACGTCGTGGGCTATGGGATGATAGGGGCGGATAAAGATGGGGGATGAAACGAAAAGACTTAACGATCGTCTCAAAGCAATTGAAGATCGTCTTGACGCAATCGAGAAACAAACAAGAGATAGCGCCATTAACGTCACGATAGCCAAAGACGAGGCGCAGCCCTCGACGTCAGCGAATTATTTACCGTTAAGTATGTGGGGGGATTGTGATGAAGGATAGAACGACAGCAGAGAGACTAGCGGAGATTGTGAAAGAGCGGGACGCTTTGCGTTTTGAAGTGTTTGATCTTAGAGTAGAGCGAGATGAATTGTTAGACGATCTTTATGATCTAATTTCGGAGGTTTTCCTAAAATGTGAACACTGCAGAAAACTAAATACAATTCCGTTTGAACCACTATCGAAGCCCGAAAGTCCTGCCGCAAACATCGCAGCACCCGATCTTGACCCTACCTCCGGGGAATAAGATAGTCCCTCCGCACTTCGGCTTTGGGCAGGGCTTTCTTGTTTCGCCTGGCTTCGCGTTGTTTCGCTTCACGTAATAAGAGGCCTCACTAGGCAGTTGAACACCGACGGATCGCGTAGTATCCCTCGCACAGCGTTCGCAGAATTGCCCTCGATTGTGGAGACTTTTCCGCCTCCGGAGAAGTCAGCGGACACATCCGCTATCAGTCCCGTGTGACCGTGTCCTGTGGTCCCTCGCAAAATAACGAAAACATCCCCAACGGCTGGCGTAGTAACGATCCTGTTCTTCTTCACTCCCCACTCTTTGAGCGAGAGAGCGGAGGCTAACACGCCGAACGGAGATCCCCCGTCGGCGTGTCCGTAACACCAACTCACAAAATAGGCGCACCACGGTGCCCCCGCGCCCCCGTAACGATCTACCTCCGGCCCGCGGTTCGAGCCGTCTGGAATCTCGTGCACGCCGATCTGTGAAAAGGCAGCCTCAACTACTCGAGTGACCGGGCCGCTAGATTCTGACGGCGCGCATTTCCAACCGGGAGACAAATACCCGTTTACGTGTCCGGGGGTGCTATTGTGAGGATGGTCGAGGGACCAAGCAGTCATGTTGCCGACGACGCCATCTACCGTTAGAGGGTCGCCGTTCTGGTCTAGGTGGTGCGACTGGAAGTCGATCACGGCGCTTCGTGTACCGGGTCCGAAGACCTGAGTAGTCAGCTCTTGATCGGGCACAGTTTCACCCGCTTCGATGAGCTTCTGCTGTAGCTCACCGACGTGCCACGCCCCCAGCCGTAAGGCGGACATTACCCGCGCCTAGTGAGTGATGCAGTTACCTCAGTCAAAAACGCGGGAGAGATCCCCCCACAGCGCTTAAACGTCCGCGATGCGGGGTGGGCGCACTTATCATCCCAGTCTGCCGGGGGCATCATCCCCCAGATAGGGGTTTCGCTTCCCGGTCCCTGCCGAACGATACAGTAACCATTCGCCAACGAGAACGGCCCGCTAGCCAGACTCATATAGTCCACTTGCTTGCCGAGCGCTCCCAAATCAAACCACTCTGGAAAGACGAAATCACTCACGGTAACGAGACGCCCCGAAGAGATAGGGATCTCGTAACTGTTACCCTGCACCGGATCGGCAACTTCCATCGCGTACGATGCGCCGTTACCAGATGCCGACGGAGTACCATCTACCCAGATGTTACAACCTGGATCGATCGCCAGCTCGGTGACCTCGTGAGAGAGAACCGAGCAAGTAGAGTACGGGCCGAGCAGATTGGAGCCGCCACCTTTAAGCGTCAGCTTAGCGAATACTCTGCCGTACTTTCGCCCGGTAGGGGATTCACTATGATAGCCCAGCGCGTTAGCGTGGTCCGGATCGTCTAGGAGAGCAATCAAAGAGTAATCCGGAGGGACGTCGGTCTCCGCATTAAAATACGTTACGTCAATCGGAGACCGTCCCCACGCTGGGCAAAGATGGTGGTTGACCTGCAAACCACAACCCTCGGTCATCTGCTTAGCTTCGTCGGGAGTGACGACAGTGGATTGATTAATGATAGCAATTTTCATGCTTCCCCATCTTCTTCAAAGAGCGCGATAATCTTTAACACTAGCTTTTCGTGCTCTTCGCATTGGTCTACAATCCACTGCGCCGTTTTATCCGGTAGCCTCGTATCCGCCGCGCTCTTATCACGGCGGATACGTTCGAGCTCGGCGATTGCCTGCTCTTTTAGGCTCACTTGCTTTTGTGTACCGGAATGCCGTGCTTTTTCAGATACGACTCACCACGAAAATGCGCGCGCTGATACTCTGGAGTGGGTTCGCTCTTGAGACCGGCGCCGGGCATACGACCAAGGTCAGCAATCACGCGCTGCACTGCGCACACCACGGCTCCGACGCCGAGGCGCTCGAGTGCTTTTAGCTGGCTGTCCCAATTCGTAGCGCCACCCGTGAGGATAGAGGTAACGGCTGGGATGAGGTTCGTGACCTCCTGGGGAATGGTGCCCATAGCGCAAGCGGCGACGTCAGACGTCACGGCGCGGCATTGCAGGCTGTGACAGCATCCGCTAAGGCCTAGCGCAAACACCAACGCGGAGGCGGTAAGTTTAATCATATTACTTAGCCGCCGGGGGGACGAAACCGGGAGGAGGAGCCGATTGCTCACCGAGTGACTTGATGGACTTCGGGCTATCACTATGGGTTAGGATGCTGAAAATGTTCAGGAATTGTTTGATGTACATCCCGACTCCCTTAGTCTTAGGGTATTCGGTGAGTGCCGTCGCCAGCGACGACAAAACGACGACCCAAGGTCCGAGCAAAATGACGTAGTGGGACAGAGTGCCGATGAGATCCATTTGATATTTCCTTTGGGGTGTGGGGTTGCGAGGAGTTACGGTTTTAGGTGGGGAAGCGCGTGGCTGATTGCCTCATACGCGCCGATGCTAATAGGAAGAATCCAGCGGATAAAACTCTGGCCCCACTTGCCGAGGGTAGTGGGTGAGAGGATAAGGCCCTCTATCTGAGCGGTAGCTTTAGCGGAGAGACTGAGTGAAGAGATGTGCTTGGTGATTCGCTCTTCCATCTCGTGAAGTTGCTCAACCATCTGCCGGCGATACTTCGCTCGAGAACGTGCATCCTCGAGGCTAGCGTCTAGAATTTCCTCGATCGACGCCGCTAGGTGAAACAGCGACATCTCGGTCTTCGCCATCTTCGTTGATTTCCTTCAGGAGAGTAAGTTTCGAACGGATACGGCTTAAGATGACGTCGAGGCTATTTGATTCCTCTTCAGCGGAAAGCATAGGAAACCTTTACTAGGGGGTTTAGGCCGGAACTTCGGCCAGCGGGGGCTTGTCGGGAGCGTTCATAATAGCGTCGACGAAGCTAATGATCTGGATCATTCCGAGCGCTCCGAAACCCGTGTAACCGGCTGAGGGATTCTCCGCCACGGCCTTGAGCTTCTCCCAATCGGCTGAATCCAGAACCATCGTGCCGGACTCCGTTTCGAGCGCTTCGTCGATCGCCTTCGCGGCCTTGATAGCGGCGTAGCTCTTGATCCATGTGGTATCCGACAGTAGCACGGCCAGGACAAAGTCTTTAAATTTGACCGTGTCGCCATCTTCACCCGTAAATTTATTTTTAAGGGCGATCGGTGCGGGGATGGAAATGTATCGCATTCAATTAACCTCCGACCAATATACTAGCACAGTCTAAAGATTAGGTCAAGGGTTAGCCCATCATAAAATACTGGCAGCCGTAAGTGAAATTGCTGCGCATTGAGTAGCCGGTAGAATACGCGCTAGTGGTCAAAAACACGTTAATTAGACTATTTCCAAATTGCCCGCCCACTTGCGCCCAAATTGTAGGGGCTGGCTGGGCGGCAGAAAGGCCGAAACATCCCGACGGGCCGAAGTCCTGTGCGAAGTTTGCCTCGTAAGGGACTACAAGACACATGCGAGGGGCGTTGTTTGCACTGGCAGCGACCGGAATAGATGTATTAAGTTGAATAGTAAACAGAGTCACCGTTGTGTTTGCGGCAATTGAAGGTTCCCCAGCAATGGTCGTAAACGTTACTGTCCCAGCCTGGTCTTTACTATTAGCGGACAGGGATGCAGACGCCACATAGGTCAAATTGACCGAAACTGCCGGTGTACCGCCAGACGCAATCAAATGCTGCGAATAACTGTTGTTCCAACAGTTCGACCACCCGCCGCATGCGTAGGTGTTAGCGGAAGAGGGGTAAAATCCTGTAGAGTCGGCGATATAGATGCCCGATCCAGCGATAACCGTGTAGACCGTATTATTGGCATATGAGCATCCGGAGTTTACACTATTTCGAATCGCATAATATGGAGTGTTGGATTTCTCGAGTAGGGTACTAGCTCCGTCAAAATTCCACTTGACCATTTCAATGTCGGCACCGCCGATTTGTGAGTTATACATCACAAAATCGCTCGTGATGTTACCTCCGCCAACGTTGTTAGGTCTGCAAAGAAACTTCCACCAAGTAGCCTGTGGGACCGTACCATTCCAACCAGAGGCGTAAAAGCGCAAACCTGCCGAAAATTGCTGAGGAGCTCCGGCAGTTGCTTGCGTGATGTTGCCTAACGTTAGACCTGTTGTGACCGCTGTCCCTATATTGTTCCAGTTGATCTGTACGTCTGTGCTACTTGCAAGGTTTATAATATTGCCGTTATTGTATGCGGTCTGCAAACTAACTGCACCGCCTCCGCCTGTTTGATTCTGCGGAATAAAGGCGCCCGCGACGGCCGAATAGATTAGACCCTGTCCGGCAGTCGGAGCCGTATAACCGGGGTTAATCAACACACCGTTGACTGAAATCGTAGCGCCCGGGAACGTCGCCACAACTCCCGATTTGCCGATGGTGATCGCTGTGGCGTTAGTCGCTCCAAACGAAAGAGAAGCGCCCGTCACGCTATCGTAAGCGGTAGCTAGAGCGCCAGCCGTCGACGCAACAAAGTAGGACACAGATCCGGCGTTGTTTTGAACATTGAGTAGGTTGGTAATAGTGCTACCAGCGTCGCGGATAACGATCGTCCCGCGTGTCGCGTCGAGGACCATGATGCTGCTAGCGAGGCCTGTACCGTTAGCGTATACGCTCGCCAGAGTGCCCACGCTACCCCCGCCGCCCGCGGCGACTGCCAGCCCTCGGCCGATTTCCTGCCAAACGAGGTTTACAGAGTCATAACGCAGCGTGAGTGAGTCTCTCGAGTTTGCTGGTGTGCTGAGTGAATACGCCCCGCCGGCGAGTTTAACGTTGCCGGGGGTACCGGCCAAGGTACGGCTGCCGGTCGCATCCTGGACCCAGAAAATGGTGATAATTTCGCCGGGGTTTCCCGAGTTAATCGACCAGCCCGTAACGTTACCCGTGAGGGTAAGGATAATGGTCTCGCCGTTAAACGTGTTAAACGTCGGCGTCGCGCTAAATGCTTGGGTCTGGACCACACCGTTGTAATTGAGCGCCCAGATAGCGCCCCATCTCGACGATCCTGTCCCGACGGTCTGGGTGTTACTGTTATCTAGGATCGGATTAAGCTGCGCGCCGATAAAGGTCGATACAGTAGCGCGGCCAAGTTGCACACTACTAGCGTTGACGCTCCCGACCAACAAGGCGAGCGCTGTCGGGGCGTCGAACGACTGCCCTTGTACTGCGGTAGTTGTAACGTCGAGGTATTTGGTAGACCCGGCAGAGTTTTGCACTCCGAAAAGAGTCGCCGCGATCGGAGTAGCGTTATCCCGGATCAACACACCCAGTCGCGTGGTGTCGAGAGCCATCGTACTAGAGGCCTGCGAGATACCTGCAGCGTACGTACTCGCTAGAGTACCGCCGCCACCTCCGCCTGCTGTAGCAGGGATAAATGCGTTCGCCGCCGCGTTCCACACGAGGGACTGGCCAGCGACTGGAGTCGTGAACCCGGCATCGATTTGAAAGCCGTTGACGGAGATACGACTATCGAAAATCGTGTCCGCTGTGTTGTTTCGAGTCGGGGTGGTGTAGGCGCTTGTTGATTGACCGGTGTCGCTAAAGGTAACATTCGCGATATTCGTCCCGATGCTGGTCGTCGTATTGGTTTTGAGAATATCATACGCGACAGCGCCCGGGATCGCGGTCCAGGAGACCGTGTTGTAATTGCTAACCGAAAGGCTAATGTTACCCGTCGCCGTAGTACCGGCGGGGCTGGGAAGGGTTTTATTGCCGTAACGATCGATCGCGACAACATAATAGGTGTAGGAAGTCGCGCCGGCAGTACCGACCTGAGCGATAGACGGTGCCGCGGGAGTGGCGAGCGCTTGAAATCGTGCGCCGTTTCCGAGGTTGTGTATGCCGTAAGTCGGGACGATGTTGCTACCGAAGGGAACGTAAGTGGAGACCGAGCCCGCTAGAACATCGAAGATTTTCGCGCCGCCGTTGGTCTGCGCTCCCATGAGCGTCGACGAGATACCAGACACAGCGTCTTTTACGATAAACCCGAGCCGCGTACCATCGAGCAATAGCGTCGACGAAACGGCTGATACGCCATTGGCGTACACCGTCGCGAGGGTGCCGATACCGGAAGAGCCGTTCGAGACGGTAGTGATCTGGCCCTTGTTGTTTACGGTGAGGTTTACGTTAGTGTAGGACCCTGGGGTTACTCCCGTCGGTGCGATATCTACATCCGTACGAGTAGCGCCGGCGTTGTCGGTGGTAGTAAAAGAGGAGGAAAAGTTGGCGATCGATCGCGCCGTCAGGGGCGTGCCGTTGGTCTGGATCGTCTGATAGGCGAATAGAATACCGCCGCCACCGCCGCCCCCAGTACCGGGAACGAAAGCCGATCCGTTATACACGAGGGTATTGTTAAGAACCGCCCCCGTGGGATCTATCACCACGCCGTTGACACTGATAGCGGTGCCTTGCGCGGTTTTTATGACTACTGTAGGGGGCATTTAACCTGCCACGAAATAGCTAAATAGGTGGGGGGTACTAGCGGGGAGAGTGGCGGCGCCAGTGGACACGATACTGAGGCGGAAGGTGGTAGTGGTCGCGTCGTTATTATAAAAGCCCGTCGCTCCCGACGTTGTGACCAAAATACACGCGGCCGTGTTGGCGGGAGTAATGGACACAGTCTTAGGTGCTGAGCCGTAAGGGGTGTTAAACGTAATCGTAGCGGCAACGATAGGAGTACTCGCAACCATCGCGGACGGAGTTGTGCCGGGCGTGAGGGTGATAACTCCCGCTGTATCTGTACCGGATAGGGTAGCGGTAGGCCCGGTGCCTAACTGGGCTGCTGCTCCGACTGCACAACCGGGAGCGGTACCCTGCGAAACGAAGTGCTTCGAGTTGACCTGTGACCAGTAATTGGCCGCGGTGCCGGAAACATGGGTGTTAGTGTAAAAGGGCCACATGCCCGTGGTGTCAAGATACACACGCGGAGATCCTGCGATCTGCATCTGTAATTGACCGGGGGCTGCGATGATACCGGTGTCCTGATTGTTGTTAAATTGCAATGTCGCTTGTGTCGAGCGGAAAGAAACGGTACTAGCTCCGTCGTAAACTAGTTTGAGAGCTTCTACGTTAGGTGCGCCGATGGGGCTAGAGAAAAACACAAGATCGCTGAAGATAGGACCGGCAGAAGAGTTAGGCCTACAGAACACCGACCAAAATGTGTTTTGACTAGCGGCTGCGACGCTATTCCAAGCGTTCCCCGACAATTTAATTGAAGGGGAGTTTTGCACGGTCAAAGCACCGCTTGCTGCTGTTTGGTTGGCAAGTATCACAACGGGATTCGAAACCGTTTGACGAATGTCGTTTAGATTTAAAGTGACTTCGCTACCAGGTACCACCGCGATCGTATTGCCGCCCGTATACACGGCCTGCAGCGAAGACGTTCCTGGCGGGCCGGTCGGTCCTGTCGGTCCCGTCGGTCCTGTCGGTCCCGCTGGGCCTACGGCTAGCGGAGTTTGAAATGTCGCCACCGTGACTGCAGTAGTGGGTGCGCCTAGCGCCGCTTGAAGAGTAACGGGCGACAAAGGCATCACTTGGTTGCGATTGCCAGAGGAATCCGTCAACCAAACGTCACAAAAATAGTTGTTAGGCTGTAGATTTTGAGTGTCTACCGGAACGAGCGTGAACACACAAATGCCGGCGGAAGCGGGAGCCGAGATAATGCCTTGTCTCGAGACGGGCGGAGCCACGTCGTTAAACTGTCCGCTAAGGCTGAACACAAGAGCGGACCCTGTCAAGTCAACGGCGGCGCCGACTGAGTTGGTCACCGTGATGGTGATCGTGTCGGTTTGCGCTTTTGGAAAGGTTAACGGTTGAGCTGTGGGGGTTTTGGTAACTGGCGACGAGCCATCCACTAAAACCCCTTGGATTGCGATTTTCATGTTAACCAATCACGATATATTGGAACTTATACACAGTGCTGTTCGCTAACCCCGTGTTGCCGCCCCAACTAAGTTTCCAAGTGGTCGTAGTCGTATCGTTGTTGGAAAATGCTACAGATCCTAAAGCATAGATCTTACTTGCGTTATCATTCGCTGGATTTATCATTATCGATTGCGGTGCGGCGCCGAATGGTGTGTTAAATGTAATGGTCGCGAGAACATAAACGACTCCCAAAGTAGGGGTGCTCACCGCGGTTCCGGTGGTGATAGTGATAACTCCCGCCGTGTCGGTACCGGAAAGGGCCGCACTTGGACCGGTGCCCAATTGCGCCGCCGTTCCTACGGCGATGGAGGGCGCCGTCCCTTGCGAAACGTAGTGTTTTGAGTTGACTTGCTGCCAATAGTTGGTAGCCGATCCGCAAAGGTGCGTGAGATAAAACGGCCACATGCCAGTCGTATCAAGATAAACTCGCGGCGATCCGCTAACCTGCATTTGCAGCTGATTCGTTGCTGCTATAATTCCCGTGTCTTGATTATTGTTAAACGACAGCGTTCCTTGGGTAGATCGCATTGCCGTAGTCCCGGCGCCATCGTAAGCGAGCTTAAAGGCTTCAACCTGTGGCGCACCTATGGGGGATGCGAAAAACACGAGATCGCTGTAAATAGGTCCGGCGACGGTATTAGGACGACAGAAAATCGACCACCATGTGTTTTGACTCGCGACTGCGGTGCTATTCCATGCCGCCCCGTAAAACCGTAAAGCCGGGGAGTTTTGTACTGTGATGCCGGCTGTTGCTGCTGTCGGGTTTTGAACCGTCAACACAGGGTTTGACGTGGTCTGGCGAATGTCGCTCAGTGTGAGAGTGATATCAGTACCGGCGACGATTGCAACAGTGTTGCCGCCGTTGTACGCGGTCTGCAGCGACGTGGCGCTAACTGGGGACGTAGCTAAACCACGCCCAATTTCTTGCCACACCGACGCGACAGAGTCCCATCGAAACGTAATCGAGTCGCGAGAATTAACCGCTGTCGAAAGTGTGAAGGCTCCTCCCGCAAGCTTGACGTTACCAGGAGGGGCCGCCAAGGTACGCGAGCCAGAAGCGTCCTGAACCCAGATGAGCGTAAGAAGCTGACCTGCACCTGTGCCGTTGGTGACCGTGTAACTGGTCACGTTTCCGGTAAGGGTGATCGTCTGAGTCTCGCCGCTAGCGACGGTAAAAGTCGGCGTGTTAGAAAAAGTTACCGTGACCATAGCACCCCAGTAATTTGGGGCGTAGGCACCGGACGCGGTTACGTCTAGATATTTGACCGATCCTGCCGAGTTTTGTGCTCCTAAGAGAGTCGCTGCGATCGGGGTAGCGTTGTCTCGAACGATTAGCCCGCCACCCGACGCTGTCAGCCCGATAACGCCACCACCCGCGCCGCCTGTGGCGTAGGCATTTCCTAGCGTGGTAGACCCGGCAGGGTTAGTTCCGCCCGTGACTCTGCCGTAAGCGTCGACGGTAACGGATGTGTACGTTCCCGCGCCGACACCCGTGGCTGCCAAATCGATATCAGTCGAGAAATTGCCTGCGTTATCGACGGCGGTAAAGCGAGTCTGGAAGTTGATTATGTTGCGCTGAGTGCGCGGGGTGAGATTTGCTTGAACGGTCTGGTAGGCTTGGGTAACGCCGCCACCTCCGCCCGCTCCAGGCACAAATTGCCCCCCGGAGAATACTAGGGCGTTACCGGGACTCGCGTTAGTAGGGTCAATGATGATGCCGTTGACGCTTATCGCGGTCCCGTTGGCGGTTTTAACGACGACTGTAGCGGCCAAGTGCTTAGAAAATCATCCGGTCGGTGTAATCGATATCAAACCACCATTGGTCGGATACTCCGGTGCCCGACGCTAGCGCTTGGGTTCCATACGTGGCGACGAGCGAGCTCGCAGCACCGAGCGAAAAGGTCCAGTAACCGTTACCGCCTTGCGCTACTAAGTCCGAAACGGTCGCGGCGCCGACGGCAAACCAAGTCGGGATGTAGAAAGACACGCCATTGATCCCGTTAGGATAGCTGGCCGGGTACTCGAGACCGACCACGGCCGTATTCGTCAAAGCGCCCGCGCGGAACGCTCGGATTCCTAGCATGCGCGAGGACCAGTTGATCGAATCGTCCAAAGTCACGACCTGATTCGTCCCTGTGATTTTGACCGGGCAAACCAATCGATAAGAGGCACACCAGCGATCCGACAATGGCATGGTCGGCTTCCCCGTAGTACCTGGGGCTTTGTTTACGAGCGAACCCATCCGCAGCGAGCGATACCGAGACGGCTGAATAAACCCGCCAGACCAAAGCTGAGAAATAAAAGTCGTGCCGCCCGCCGAGACTCCAGCGCTGATAGCGCTACCGGATGTGTAACCGTTGGTAACGGTGACCATAGCGAGACCAAAATTGTAAGCGGTAGCCGTATCCGCTGGAAGACTCGCGAGGGGAGTTGTACCGGATACGCCTTGAATAATCTGCAGCGTCACGTTTGGCGCGTCGGCGAGGTTAACCGTCTGCGCACTGACAGAAGAGTCCACTACTGATTTGATTTTACGCGATCCGGTAACCGTGACGCCACGGGTCAAAGTCGCGTATAGCAGATCGTAACGGGTAGACCCAGAGGAATTACTAGCGATTAGGCCTGTAGAGACTGTTGAATAAATAGATCCCGCAAGAGCGATCTGCGTGTTGTTTGCAGCTCCCGCCATAAGAGTGCAAGGGAGAACACTAAGAGCCCCTAAAGTAGCTGAGGGATAAACCAACAATCGCGCGTTGTTAGTTCCCGATAAACTGTAGAAACCGTTGTTATCCTCAGTTAAAAGAACAATAGATTTTCCCGTCGACACGTTGGGAGGAGTGCACAAAACCTCGAGTGATCGATCGTCCATCCCGGCCAACGTATCCGACATACGCTGAAGATCGGGGGTGGTATTACCTTGCCCATCGTTCCAAATGGGGCGAGTTCCAGACATATAAATTGCCTCTAAGTGTTAGAAGGATGAACCGGAAGGAAGATCAGAAATGTAAGACCACAGAACCCCGCCCGCTCGGCGACGTTCCACTTCGCCCCGTATTCTGTCGAGTAGGGAATCAACAGCACCTGGTATATATCCCGACGGTGTAGGACTGGGAGCAATCACCGTCTGATTCGTCGTCGCTTGGCCCGCCAAGCCTTCGAGAAAGTCTTGCGGATCGTATTGCTGCCCGATATCGACACCCGACGGATTTAACACCAGCTTTTCACAGCGGGGCGTTAACGAATCATCACCAATCGCGCCGGGAACGATAATCCAAAACTCTGGCGAGTTGACAGGCACCACAAACGCCCCCACTTTACGCGGAGCGATATCGGGATAGGTTGCCCACAAACGAAAATTGACCCCACGATATATGCCTGGGGTGATGGTGAATTGCGAAGCGGCCGTCGTAATCGTCGCGGGGTTAACTAATTGCATCGCGACGTTGCTGGTGACGCTCTGAACAATCCCCCACCATGCGGTGCCCGTGCCGATGGTTTTGCCGACCCAGTTAGTCGAAAACGCGGTGCCCGTGCCTACCACCGTCGCCGAACCGTTAGAAAGCTGGATCGTTCCGGCTTCGAACGGTTGCGCTGGGATGGGCACGGCTGGTTGAGTCCAAGAGGACCACACCGGGACTTGTCCGGTAGTGTTCGCAACGGGCGCTATGCTGGCGTCGCCCGCTAGCCCTGTATCGGTGAAGCTGGTCGCAGTAGTGTTGCCAATCAAACCCACCGACGCGGGTAGCCCAGCCGTCACAGTCCTATAGACGTCATAGGAAACCGCCCCCGGGGAAGCTTTCCAAGAAAGGATCACGTTATTCGCAGCGGTAAGCGTCGCGGGGGCCACGGTGGTAGTGACAACCGTCGTAGCCTGCGACGTGCCTAGCACGTTGCGAGAGACTACCACGTAACTGATAGACGTCGCTGCTGTAGCGCCTTGGATGGCTATTAGGAGGTTAGCGGGGGGATTCGTCCACTGCTGAGCGCCGTTGATTATGATAGGATCGGACGTTGTAGCTGGCGCAACGTGAGCCATATCAATCCCGGGCTCATTGTAGATAATCGACCCGGTGAAATTGGGCAGAAACTGGGTCAAAGCGTTATTGATTGCCGTCTTGATGGCCGTAGGGCTAACGATATCGACTGGGATTAAAAGTCTAGCCCTGTAGTCCAAATCAGACTCATTTGCCGTCCTAGGTTTACCTAGGAGGTTGCCGAACATATCGAGCCAAACACCCTCAGCGAAGCGGGGGCTTTCCTGAGCCTCTAGGACGAAGCCATAGCGCGCCTGCATGGTCGCAGCCATCTGCCCAAACACTTGCAGCCAGGCGTCACGCAGTGCGCTCGTGCCGCCTCTGGTGAACGCTGGGAGCAAGCGCTGCAGATCCTGGAGAGTAGGCGCAGCCCGTTCGCTCCTATCCGTGACCAACGGACCGTCGTCGCTAGGATCTAGCGCAATAGTGTCGTCGATAGGGAGGATCATTTAGAGCAGGTGACCGGGAGCCAAAAGCAGCGCGTTGCCTTGGATATCTGTGTAGCCAACGATCGGATCGCCGTTAATAGCCACGCGGAGCTTGCCTAGGACAAAATCGACCCCTAAAGGCGTACCCGCTGGCTGCAAACCGAGCCCAGTAATCGCCGGTGAAAGCACCCCGTGCGTGGCCACTCTCACTCGAGCCCCTACGGAGCCTGCCTCGATAAACACTCCCCAGACCAGCGCGTTAGTAGCTCCACCCGATGCGGCGATGGCATTACGAGCCCAGTAACCGGAGGCGGCGACGAAGTGACCCGTGTCGAATACAGCCACGTCGCCTACGTTGCAGTTACTTGAAAGAATGACCGCGTGTGTAAGGTACTCCACCCGCAAATATTTAAGGTAGGCCTTGCCCAGAAACTGGAGCAACCCGTCAACATATTGCCGCGCGGGAGTGCCCCAGCGATTGGCCGGAGCTCCGCCATACGGCGCATCGCTAACGTCCTGAGTGAGGTTAGTACCGGGGTAAGCTACAGGCACGGTTGACCTACGTAGTAAGGGGAGGGAGGATCGCTAGAACTAGCGACGTGTTATTGATAACGTACCGAGGGAGAGCAGAAGCGACGCCCGCTAGAGCATCGGTGCTGTGTTTAATATTGAACGTCGAATCGGGTTGCACTCCCGCTGCGTTCTGATTGGTAAACGTGATGATCGCCGCAGTCTGCACTTCAGGATGAGCCGCACACAGCGCGGAGATAATCGCCCCACCATACACTTCGTCGGGACGTGGGCGGTTAGAAAAATAATTGTTTAGGTTGGTATTCGCTTGAGTCAAAATCGTCTGGAGGTTGTAGTTACTGAGCGGCTTACTCATATAAATGTTAGCGACGAGATTGAGCGTGTTAACCGCGTACGGTTTAACGATGCACGGCACTCCAAACGCTCGCCAGTTTTCGAGGTTCGCGAGGACAGCAGCCTGCAGAGCGGCAGAAAGATTATACGAAGCATCTCCCACATAAACCAGGACGGTGCCGTCACCCGGTTCGATTACCGTGACGCCGTTCGAGGCGACACCGGGAACCTGTAGCGCTCCGATTTGGATCGCCTTTTTGGTCCCGCGCTTTTTGCTGTCGTCGTAGGCAGAGGCCTGCAAACGAGCGCGTAGCTGGTCGTCGGTCTCGAGCTCCGCGCCACCCGCCATCGGGAGATAAGTGTTGGGATTGGGAAGTGGAACGGGAGGAGGGGCGATTGTCCAGGTAGTATCGACAAGCGAATCAGCGATCGAGGTAACGGTCGCATAAGTCGCGTTACCGATCAGGCCGGTTTGCGTGCACACTACTGGGACGTATGCGGTGAGCTGGTTGATGGGGACGGAGACGTCTTGCGTGGCTATGTAGAATATGCCGGGGGTCGAGCTTGTAGCGGGAACAGCGAACCTAGTGCCGTTCGGAATGACCGTGACGGCGGTACCGGTGCGGACGAGGTTCAAGTTGCCAGTAGCGGCGACTGCAGGCTTTCTCGCATCCTGGAACACGTCAGTAGCGAGCGCATCAAGATCGTCGCCCGTAGCCGTCGACAACGTTCGAGCCGAGACGCGATCCGCGACGTAGGTGTTGACCCGGTTGATTAACGCACCCATCACGGAGATCATGATGTCATTGCGCGAACCGGACGATAAGTTGACCGCTCCGGTGCCACCCGGATCGAGCAACGATCGAAGCTTCTGCTGTGCGATCGTCGCCGTCTCGGACGGGGTAGGTAGTTCAGTCGCCATTAAGAGCCCCCGCCTGGAACTTTAAAGTTTAGAGGCTCGTCGATTGCGATGGTCTGCACCGTGCCGCTAATGCTGAGCGTTCCGACTGTAGAAAGATCCGCCTTGATTGAGACCCCGTTTTGACGCACCCGAGGATCCCGCGACCATTCGCGCTTTAGCGCAGCCGTCGCTTTGCTAACCTCGTTTTGTTGGTTTGGGGAGTTAACTCGTAACTTCATGCCTGCGCCCGCATCCGGACGGTGGAATATCTCGCCTGGGTTGATTAGCGCGAGGCTCTGCAGATCGTTCACCACGCAAGCGCGGCCACGAATCACCGGAGTGTCGCCGTTGCCGACGAAGTTATCTGCCAGCCAGTCAATGTCAACGCCGTAGGTTTCCGCTTCTGGATCTTCCGCTCCTACCGCCGGGATAGGCGAAAGGTTCAGAGGGAGCGTATACGCTAGGTTCGCAGTCGGCGCGCCTGGTCCGTTGGGAAGCGAGAGGGTGTAAGCGACACCCGGGATCATGGCCTCGCTTAAAGAGAGCTCAACACTCGTAGGACCGACCAGAAAAGCGTAATTAACGACAACCGAAGTGGGAGCGGAATCTTGTCGAGTAAACACGTAGTCAGTGAGGACAAGCGACGGTACAACATCTTGGATTAACGTCACTCGCCAAGGCGAGCGTGAAAATAGATTTAGGATAGCCACGTGCTAGCCTCCTGGCTAAGAGGCCTGGGGGATGCGGATATAATTCCCTACTACGAGCTGATCTTGCCGCACTCCTAGATCCTGTGATCTGGCGCTTGACCCTAGCTGCGATTGCGCGATTGATTCGAGCGTATCGAACGGCTGAACCCGGTAGAGTCTAGTGGAGGAGCGCAGCATCGCATATGCTTGGGACTTCATAACCCACATCGCATATTGCAACTGATCTAACATCGCTTCGGTCGTATAGACCGACTGCCAGAACAGCACGTACGCGTCGGCTGACCCGGTAATCATCGCGGCATCTGCTCGAGTGGCGTCTAGAATCAATTTAAAGTTATTGATTTGCGTCTGCACCGACGTAGCGGAGGCGACGACTGCGTTCACTTTATACATTAGTCGCTGAGGAGACGAAGAGGCTTTCTCCAGCGCCGTGGTAGTGATGCCGACGACGTCGAGAGATGCGGATAGCGCGTCCCAGCTCGAGCTGATAGCCGTCGATATGATCGCTGAGATGTAAAGCGTCAACATTTTAGCTCTAAGCTGCGACACATCCGACGCCATTTTCGCTTCAAGATCTTGGAGGCTGGCGACGGGAACCATGCCAGCTGCCTGAGTGATTCCAGGAGCGTTCGCCGGCGTGGTGATAAAGAACTTTAGCTCGTAGGCTATGTCGTTCTTACCTTCTTCGCTGAAGGTAGTTTCTACCAGCACGCCTTGACGGGTATCGTTCCGCCACGTGATATTTAGATAGTTGCCGCGGCGACGAATTTCTTCGATGGCGTCCCGCATGAATCGCGCGTGGTTTGATGCGTCGCCTTGTGCTGCGAAACCACCCGGACCGCGGTAGATACGATCGCGAAAAGCGCCCTTGATAATGAGCGGGCGCTCGCGGGGTTGCATGATCTGAATAACTGGACGATCGGAACCAGGATTATAAATCCCGTTCTGTGCAATCGTTAGCTCGCCTCCGGACTGAAACGCGGCGACTTCACGCGGGCGCCCGAAAGGCATATCAGTGTCAAGTAGTTCGATCCGCTTACCGTTCGGAATCGCTTCCTGAATGATAAAGATATCCGGGTCCGACATGGTTAGCCTTTGATCGTAGGATTACCGGATGCGATGGTTCCTGATAGAAGTACGGCAGGCAGCGGACCGATAACCGGACCACCACCGGTCGGGGTATACGTTAAATTGACCACTCCGCCCGCTAATGCGGCGCTTAACACGCCGAGCTGAAGCGGATCCGTAGATCTCGCTATCTGGAGGTTCCCACCGTTAAGCACGATCGTCCCGTCTTTGTTGAGCGTTACCGTCGCCGGTGTCCCGCTTGAGTTGGACGTGATAATGATCTTGTCTTTGGTGGATTCGATGTGGAACCCTTCCGAGAGATAGATCCCGGAGTTGTTCGCGTCGAGCCACGGTGGTACGATGTTGGCCATACCCCCCATGCCGTGCAACACCAGTGGTGCGCCTGGCCCGTGGGTGTCTTGCCCTCTCGCGATCATTACGTTGTCGTTGTTCAGCGGCAGCCGAAACATGATATTGAGCGGCGTGAACAGTCGACCGATAATGGGGGCGTCCGATATGGCGTCTATGATCTTGACGTAGATATCAGACCGATCAGGAGCCACCGTAGCGACGGTGCCACCCTCGGGATGTCCTACGTAAGCGGCTATCAGCTCGCCGAGGTCACGGATGCCGGCGATGGTTCGAATATAGGAGCCGGTAAGAACTTGACTAAGGTCGAACATTAGGAGCCCTTAACCAAGTCGGCCTCGAGCAGGGTAATGAAATCGATCTTAGTATTGCCACCCTGTTCCGCATCCCACTCGTGGGTGATGGATCGGACGTAGTAGGTGTCTGATTCTTTATTCATCGTCGCGTTGACAAGAACGTCTGCCGCTTTCTTATCAATAGACAAACGATTTTGTAGAAAGATACTTCGCTTCTGTGCGTCTTTGATATTTAGCAATTCCGCTTCAAGCTCAGGCTTGATACGGATGTCGATTCGTGACGCATTTCGAAGCGCGAAGAGTTGATCGTCCCAAATATAGGTGGTCAACTCCCCTTCCATCTCTTGGCGCGAGCGTTCTTGATAGAATCGCTGCGCTGCCTCGAGCAACTTCGCTTTGGTCTGGATTCCTAACGTTCCGCCGACCACATACACGTCGCGATCAGGATCTGGTACGTCTCTAGTCTTATGGATCGGATGCTTACTAGGAGCGAGCTTCGCTTTTCGCTTTGGGGGTAGCTTATCATTAGACGGCCAATCCGCGATAATCTTCCGCCCTGTAGTGGAATCAAACGAAACCAGACGCACCCCTTTACGGTTGCGGAGAAACTTCTTTTTGAGCTCCAGACTGAACACCGGAACGTGTTTGGTTGTCCAAAGAGCGTTACTCATAAACTGGATCGGGATCGTCGAAGATTTGGGATTTTCACCGAAAACGAACGAATAGGACGGCGCTACCTTCGAAGCTCCCACAGGAGGAAATGCGTTCATAGGATCGCGAATTACGATCGTGCTCTTATCTACCGAAATCAGCAGCGACGTCAAGGCAGCGAGATGTTCGATTACTTCCCAAGCGTTCGATCCGTTTTTAAATGGAACGAACCCATCCCCGCCCCGCGCGTGAGTGTAGGACGTCATAGGTTGAGACGCTCTCAACCCAGTAGATCGATCTTCAATGTGAATCGCAGTTGCTGGGACGTTGGCCCACTCGAGCAATTTCTTAATAGCGGACACAATCGAATCTTTGTAACGGGGGATCGGGTTGATCTTAGCCGTTACCACACCGTTAGTTTTATAGGTGCGAGTTACTAAATTCTTCTCATCTCTCAAATACGCCGAGACGTCCCGCGCTTTCATGGAAACCAGAGGACCATCAGCGGAGTACTTCACGTCAAGATCGTCAACCCAGCCGCAAAACAGCATAGTATCTTGCGACAATATGCTGGCCTTAGTGCTGGGGGACACTCCCATGTATACCGAAACGAACAGATTATTAATTCGTCGCGGATCGAAGGGGAGGTAAGTCTGTTTGATCGTGATCTCCGCTCCCGATGCCTGGTGATGTGGGCGAAGGCTTACGGACACCCTGTCAGGGTAAAGAATTGTGTCGATCCCATTAGGATCCCCGTCGTTTAAAACGGCGTTGATACCAACCATCGCCCGGGGGTAGAACCTGAGATCATCGGGCATAAATCACCTAAGCGGCGCGATAACGTTCGACCCGGTTTCGATGGGGTGGATAAGGAAGCGATCAAGCGCCTCGCGGGTCTTGATCATCACCCGCTCAGGATCGTCGGCGTTCTCGATCGTCTGTTCGATCTTGACGTTGATGTTCGTGTTCCCGCCGTTTTTAACTTTGCCCTTTTCGGCAAGCTTACGGGCAAGAATCTGGTCGGGAGTAGGAGCCGCGGGACCGTACGGCATATTCGACCGTGCGGCACTGAAGGCCTTCTCCACTAGGAGGGTGAAGGACTTCGCGGCAACTTCGTCAATTCTGGAGTTAGCGAGGTAGGCCTGTAGGGCTGAATTATCGAAGGTGAGGCCCTTCGTCATGTCACCCTTGAAAACCCCAGCATCACGCATCTGCGTAGAAGTCGCGGCGAGAAGGCTCTTGGTATCGCCTTGCGAAGCTTCTAGCGACAGCTTGCGGTGGATACTGCCCCACTCTTCGGCGCCGCCAATGCGGTTTTGATGTTCCTTATCAAACCACTCGGCGATCTTATTCAAAGCCGCGTGGAAAACTAAAAGCGCTTTACCCACCAGCCCTAAGTTGCCGACCAAAGTGCTAAACGCTCCCTCGACGGTCATCATAGCCGTGCCGATGGTGGTCGCAGACCCCGTGATTTGAGCCATTCCGAAACCACGAAGAGATCCACCAGCGACCATAGAAGGATCCACAGCGCCTAGACTAAACTTTCCATCCGCGCCGGCGCCGGTCGTTCCCGATCCAAACTTCCCGACGACTTTGCTTAAAAGCATAGACTCGCCGAGGCCTAAGATCAGATCCTTGTGTGCAACTAAGAACTCTATAACTACTTTAGCTTTCTCAAAAGCTTTGGTGAGTCCGTCGGCAACCTTGGTTCCGAGACTCACGGCGAACGCGTCGATCGTCTCTTTATTCTTGGCAAACCAATCGTTTAGATCACTTAGTGTGCTCTTGAGAGTGTCGAACACTCCCCCACTGAAGGCCGTAAACAGCATTTCGGCGTAGTTTTTGGTGGTAGTTGATACCGCCATCCACGAATTACCGAAAGCCTTCATGGCCGGATCGAACTTCTCGAGCGCTTTCAAGATCTCGTCGTATCGCTCGGTACCGCTCATTGCGTTAAATTCTTTTGCGCCGGGAGTGCCTTTCATAGCACCACTCAGCAGCATAAAGATCGGGTCCTGGCCACGAGCGTGGCCTCCCATCATTGCCCGAAGGCTGTGCGCAATCTGGCCGGAGTCATTTCCCTGTGGCAGAAACAGGCTCTGAGCCTTGGCGCCCATGTCTGCCAGTTCATTCATACTGTGGCCGGCATTGAGTCCGGGGACAGTAATCGTGTTGACGATCTTCGCTAGGTCCTGCCACGTACCGGGGATCCGAAGAGACTTCTCGCGAAGCTCGTCGATCAAGAGTCCCGAGAGTCGGAGGCTCTGATTGAAATCAGAAGCCCCCGGAGCTCCTCCAGCCGTCATCATGCCGGCGAGCTTGATACGAGTGTTTTCGACGGCTGAACCGAGCTCGATCGTTTTCTCGATCATCTTCTCGAGACCGAGAACACCGAAAGCCAGCGTAGCGGCACCCTTCAAACGATCGAAGAGGGTATTAAGGCGATCGATCCCACCTTCGGCGCCACGAGTTTCAAGGTTGTAATCAACTAACACTCTATATGTAGTGTCGGCCATGATTACTCCTTCGACCCGGTAGCGTTTTCGGCGTTTACGATATCGATAATTTCATCGACTAGGGCGCTTAAGTCGTCAAGTGATAGCGCCATGATTTCAGATATGGGTTGATGCCCATACCGCATTAGGTAGGCTACGGCTCGACGAAAGCCGTCCGAGTTTTTCCCGCGAGCGATCCAGCGCGCCCCCTGTTGGGCATCGTGACATCCTGGACGAGACCGATAGCCGTGGCGTAGTCGCTCACGTCGTCGAGCAGCACGTCGAGGGACTGACTGCCGTCGGTAATAATCAACTCTTCGTAGGTGGGACGGAGCCAAGCTTCACCGGGAACCTTAGAGAGCATGGCGTCAATGTCTACGGTCTTATCTTCGCCGTACACCCACTCGAGCGGACCGTTAGTGATACCAGCGAACGATCGCAAAAGCATCTCGTGACCGAGTGCTGTCGCGACTCGACTCGAATTGGCTTCACCGAGTCGATTAACGACTCGCTCTTGAACTTCACGGAAGGATCGGGTGTTTAGTTTGGAGATTCGGAGACCCTTGCCGGAAGGGAGGATCGTTTCGATGTATGTGGCCATTCAACCTCGGGGAGTTTAGAGCGGGGGAGTAACAGAAGGGCGGGAGATGTTACAAAGACTGAGTCAGTCGCAGATCCTGAGCCTGGATCGAAAGGTTGATCATGCCGCGATCTTCTTTGCCGCGAAAGTCGATCGCGATCTTGGCAGTGCAATCCTGCAGCAGGTAACCGTCGAAAGTGCCGTCACGATTGGCAACGGTAAGACCGATCGAAATGACCGGAACCGGCTGCAGCGTTTGACGCGCAACCTTCTGAGCGAACAACGACTGCACCAGCTGCGAACCGGTGTAATGCAGCGAGATCGTCGCATCGTATCCGGTCGTCTGCTCGTCGGTACGGTCACGATCGCGACCAAGGTACTTATCACGATATTGCTGCACAACTTCGGTAATGGAAATCGACTGAGCGACGTCGGTTTGGGTCAGTGGCAATCCACCGACGAAAATCGTCAAAACAACGTTTTTTCCAGTAACTGGAAGTTTTGGATTAGAAGCGATCGCCATTTAATTAGGCCTCTGTAAAATGATGTTACTGGACTGCGATGACGACGGTCGGACCGACGTTAAGCATAATGAAGATCTTCTCCATCGGCGCCGGAGTGGTCGCATTAATGATCACCACAAACTGACCGAGCGCGATAGAAGAAAGCGTGTTACCGGACTTAGTATCGATCGAATAGCCAGTATTACGGCCCTTGATCTGTTCACGATTCATGAAGTCGTCGATCGTGAGTTTCAAAGCCCTCTGCTGATCGCCGGTGTTCGGTCCGTTGACCCATCCGGGGATTCCTGCCTTGATCGACAGACCGTAGTAATCTTTCAGCCGTCGGGTGACGGAGAACAGCTTGCTGGTAGTCAGCGAAGTGGTACGGTCATGCAGTGCCGCGTACTTCCCGGAGTCGAGACGGACGGGGAGACACACGCCGTTAGTCGTGCACTGATTCTTGGTTCCGTCGTCGTTCGTGTTGAGGATGGTGTTAGGAATCGAGGCAATTCCGTTGTAGTACGTGGTGACTCGATCGTCCCACCATGCATGCGACTGCTGTGGCTCTAGGTTGACGATCGCGCTAGCGACGAAAGTAGCGAACGGACTCTGCTGAACAACGCCGTTGTCGTCGAGAACGTTGACCCACGATCCGCAGTAAATAACTCGATCGTCGCGGTAGGTAGCGACGTCGGTGAGAGCGGCTGCAAGAGCATTAGTAGGCGAACCCTGCAACACTGCCATGCAGTTAGTGGTGGCATCAACCGAGGCCTGCAGGAACGCGTTAACTGCGGCGCGGATGGTGTCGCCGCAATCGTCCACACACTTAACGCGAATAAGGCCGCTAGTCGCCAGCTGGGAGAACGCGGTGTTATAATCCGCTGCACCTACTGCTGCACCGGCAGATCCACCAGCCATGGTAAACGTACCGTTGACCGGACGCGTGACCGGAGTACCCACCAGAGTCGCGCTCGCGAGCAGATTCGAGCTCGTCAGCACCGGCAGGATCGCAGGAGCGATCGTCTGCAGGTTAGTATATGTCTCAGTCGTCGATCCGGTGGTCGCGTTACTCAGCGTCACGGTCAGGTTAAAATGGTTCGCTACACCGTCGGTAGCGGCCGCTACGGTCGCCGTGATGCTGTTGCCCAACGTGCCCGGATATTTCGCCGTCAGCAACATAACGTTGACGGGAGCCGCATCTTGTAGGTTGTACGTAGCCGACGCATATCCAGTGCCGAGCACTCGGCACATGGCCCAAGGGACGGCTTTTCGACGCATAACCGCGTAGTAGCCCGTCGAGTTGTGCGCGCTGCCTGCCGGGAAATAAGTGTTCATCATATCGCCGCCAGAAGTCGGGATATAAAGAGTCTGAACCGGACCCCACTCACCTTGAAACGCGAGCCCAACGTATCCGTTTGCTACGCCGTCAATAATAGTGGGCGCAGCCACCTCGATCAAAAACACGCCCGGTTGCTGAACCGCGGCAGTGTTAGCCGTGAAAAGAGGCATATACTTGGACTCCTATTAAGGGTGCGACGGAAGGGGTTACGGGGCTAACTGAGTGACTTCTACAGTCGCGCCGTTAATACTGAGATTGAGGAGAATGGTTTGCATCATCGCTTGCTGCTCGATGGTGGTGAAGTGCACGGTAGCGGTGCCGAGCCACGTCGCCCGCCAGTCGCCGGTCATCGCTGCGCCGGGGTTCTCAATAAGGCGAGGCGTAGAATCGAAGAGAAATTCAGCTTGGACGTTATTTAAAAGTGGGATCTGAATCACTAGACCCGGGGCGCTTGCAAGCTCTGGGAAAGTCGTCAGCCCCAAACTAACGGATGCACATTTATTGAGTTGCGGCGTGAGCCAACTGCTCACCGAGTCCCGCACGTCTTCATATTGAGACCAGACGTCTATCTGTAAATCGATTTCCATAAGCGCGGTCGAGTAGAAAACGTTAGCGTTCACGCCGCTCGTCGGTGTAGTGGTCCACACAACAGGTTGATGCCAATTGGTACGGACACCACCCGGAGCGACGATGGTAAGCGCTTCAAGCGGAAAGTTAGCTTGCGGCGTAGGCCAATTCTCAGACACGAGAAACGCCGCGCTAAATTGCGCCGTGATTTTGGATCGGAGATAGTTAGCGAGCGCACTCCGAACGGCGACTCTAGGATCACTCGCCACGGTTTAACGCCCTTTCGACCAGAATAACAAGCGCCTCGCGGAGCTTTGGGAGACTATCTTTGATAAAGTGCGTTGGTTGACTTCCAACTTCCGCTATCTTCTTCTGAACTGCTTTGGCAAGCGCTCCAGGATCGTCCGCGCCTATCCGCTCCGCCCACGCCAAAAGAGGAGCGAATGGAGCCATGTGCGGACGCGCTCCAAATTCAACAGCTGCCGCATGAGGAGCATCAGCAACGATCGTTCTAGGGTCCCCTGATGGCTCTGCATGAAAACTTTGCTTTAGCTCTCCGAAAGCCTTGGGGGCCTCGTTAGCTAAAATCTCAGTCCCTAATAGGATTGCTTCTACTACTGCGGCGTGTATAGCGATCTTTCGCTTTCCTTCTGCTCGAGCGATAATGCTAGGAAGCTCTCCCAGGGTAACGTTGTGAATCACCCGCGGACGCCAGCGCGAACGAGTCTAACTACCATCCAATAATTAAAGGCGCGGGTGAAATTGAACTTAATCACTTCCGCTTCGAGCAAGCCTTCATCGCCGTTTAAAACGATAGCGACATCCTCCGCCGCAGAATTGGGGCGGATATTCAACATCACAGGAGAAAACCCCCCGGTTGTCGGGACAACAAACCGCGGTGTGATCCGATCGATCATGACATCACCCTCGCGATAGGTACCGCCGCTTGACGCGATTTCTTCCGTCGAGACGAACCGCACTTTAGGCGGAGGATTGATAGCGAGATCCGTCACGGTAGCAACACCGTTTCCGGGCTTGCCACCGCTCCAAGCACGTCGCCGGATGGCTACCGTGTACCGTCGAAGGCCGAAGGTATTCGGCAACGATCGGAGAGCGTTGACGACCGGGAGAAGATCGTCACGCAAGCTCATGTCAGAATGACGCCGCCACCGTTGGAGCTACCCGCCCCACCGGCGACAGGGACCTTGATAGTGCTAGAAAGCTGCTTGATCCAATACGCTTGCAGATCCAACAGACGATCAAGTTCTTTAGGATTTAACTCGACATCGCCGACCAACACCAAAGCCTGAAACCGCGTGCGACAAGCCATGATGTCGATATCTAATTGCAGCAGATTAGGGAGAATCGTGTTCCTAATATAAGGCTCTGCCCACGTCGTATCCAGGTTTGGCGCGATAACTTCTTCGAACATTAAAGCGATATCGAAGAAGGGTATGGCGACGGCAGTCAAGTTGCCGTAATTAAGCCAGTGCTTAATTTGCTGGATCTCGGGAGTGGTGAGAGCCATAGAATTACCTCAACAAAACCGAACGAAGCCGAGACTTGTGATTATAGGGAGCGGTAACATGCACGGAATTGGCTGCACAGATCCCCGTGTTGGGTGAAATCACATACCCACAATGATCACAAATTTGGTAACCGTCTTCCAACCACTGGGGCCACAAATTGGATCGCACGAAGAGATCCACATTGACCCCGCGCAAGGCTTCCCCTAAAGCTCTCACTCCGGCAGTCGAAACGACCGGTTTAGGTGAGACCGTCGGAGGAATCTCTTTGCGCAACATACTAAGCGGATTGAGTAAGAGCGTCGACAGCCAGAAGACTGCCGGTCACAACGCCAGTCGTGGTGTAACTCAGGCGGACCTGTTTAGCGCCCGCGCACAAAACCGGGATGGCGTAGGTACCCGTCACAGTAATGGCTAGCATCGCTGGCAGAACGTTCCACCACGTCGCCCCGTCAAAAGTAATTTGCGGGATCAAGGTAATGTTGGTCAACGATCCAAGCGTGAAGTTGCAAAGCAAATTCACAACCTGATACTGTGACTTCGACGGAATTCCTACCGCGATGCTAGATCCGCTTGCGGCAGTAACGGCCGACGCCAGAAGTTGAGGGGAATACTTAAAAGAAGTGGAGGGCATCGAAGAAAACTCCCGATCGAAGTTTATAAAAACCCCGCTACTAAACTAATTTAGTAGCGGGGTTTAAATGTTAACCAAAAAGCAGAAAGATATTACGTG